ATCGAATCAGGCGTCATTCGCATCTCGATGGGATGAGCCCAGAAGCATTTGAGACAGCTTCAAAATGAGGCGGTCTCATGTCTAGGATACTGGGAGCAGTCCACGGGGGCGGTTTTTTCAAACTTTTTAAGATTCAAAAATCTTCGTAATACTTAGAATGATTCTGAGAGAAATGATTAATTTCATGTATCTTATAAAATAAATTCAGTAAGATTGTAGATATATCTTTTATCTTTATTAAGACATGAAAACACCAATTCCAAAAACCAAAATGGATGAGTTAGGTTCGCTGATAAACGGCTTCAAGCCTTTTGAAGTCCTTAGTGAGTTTAATTATGTAAGGTGTATGCGGTTACTTGATAGTAGTAAACAGACTGCACCTAAGGATCTTTGGCATGTTATGAAAGGGCTTATAGAGTTAAATGCTAATAATTTAAGTGAAGCAAATGAGGCAGCATTATATGTTTTAAAACATTCCAATAATTTTAGTTGTTTAAGGAATGCAATTTATATTTTTAATCATACTTTTGATTTTGATAATGTATGTAAAACAACAGATAAAATTGTAAAGCTAATTGAATTACAAAAAATGGATTCCAAAGGAATCTTACCAAGAGATCTTGGACTTATTTTCTTACTTAATGGTGAGTTATGGGCTAAGGACTCATCATTTTATAGTGAAGCTGTGTTTAATAACAGTTTTGATCATCACACTGTACTGGCTGATATCAATGATCGACTAGATATAAGTGAAAATGATTTCAAAAAGATCTCTTCTATTATCAAGAATACCGTTTTAAAGAATAATGCGAGAGTACTCAACCATGACTATAGCTTTATTGATGAAGAATTTTTATTACTTATATATATAAATAAACCTGTAAAAGAGATCATGAAAATTAACGAGGAAATTATTGAATTATGTTTTAAAGAAGGTCTTTTGACTGCATTTAACAAGATCTCATATACATTCGTTCCTTATAGTGAGGTTCTGAATGGATAATAAGCTTTTAGAATATTGTAATGAAATAGCATCTGCTGAAACCTCATACCCAGATTTACAATTAAGAAATGTTATCGGTAGAGCTTATTACTTCACATTTCATGAAGCAAAATATCATCTTGAAGATAGATTGAGGTGGAAGCCAACTTCAGAAAAAGGTGGGGTTCATGCAAGGTTATATAGCAGTCTTCTCAGTTATGATTCAAATGCTAATGAACAAACTAAAATAAATGCAGAGCTAGTTTATGCAAAGATCAATTCTTTAAAAAAATTAAGAACTAGGGCTGACTATAAAATGGAAATAAAGATTACGCGCGAACTTGCAAATTTTAGTATTGAAGAAGCTAAAAGAATTTCTGAGTTATTTGAACTAATTTAATTTACAACATTTGAAAAAACCGACCTTAAATGGTCGGTTTTTTATTACCTGAAGGAAAGTTATGTACAAGTTAAAGCTAAATCCTCAGACCAGCGGCTATGGCGTAACACCGGGTGATGATGTGAAACGTCAGCAGATGGATGGTGGTCGTGGTCGCTATTACATCGATGTAAAACGTAATAGCCACATTGTTGATGTGAACTGGAATTTAAGTAAAACCGATTTCAATAAAATGATGGCTTTCTGGCGGGTCTACCAGAATAAGCCAGCCTCATTCTATGCGGATCTGGTGATTGATCAGGGAGCACGTCAGCAATACCTATGTAACTTCATTCCGAACTCGTTCAAGACCAATGAAGTGAATGGCAACCTTTACCGGGTAAATGCACAGCTCGAAGTTGTTCAAAACCAGCCTAACCTTTCGGCCGATATAGCTTTGATTAAGGATTGGGAGGTCTAATGGATAACGAATATGCCAAGTTCTTTTTCAATCGGAAAGTAGATGTTTATCAACTGGAATGTATTGAGCTTTCTCATCCTTCCTTTATGAACACATACCGAATAGTTCGTAATGATGACCGAGGTGTCTATGTTCAACATAAGGAGGGAGCCGGTCAGGTCTATTATGAATTTTTACCAGCATCTATTCAAAGATCCGGAATGCTAGGTGATCTGGACCAGACTTTAACAGTCTCTATATCTGGTTTAGGTGATGTAATGCCGGATGAGTTTGAACGGGTAATCGAAGGGCAATATCCAGATGTAAAGCCAACAGTAAATTACCGGATTTACAGTTCAGATAATCTGAATTCTCCAATGTTTTACTTACTCGGACTACAACTCTCCAGTGTTGCCATGAACCATAAAGCTGTGACATTCAAGGCTGAATCTCCACGATTAAATACCGCTAAAACTGGAGATATCTTTGCACTAGACCGCTTTACTGGTCTCAAGGGGGCTATATGAAAAGTCATGATCATTTGCTTGATAGACAATATGACGAGGAAAACTACAACTGTGTTCATTTTGCTCATGAAGCTGCATTGGATCTATATGGAATAGACCGGGTGGAAGCACTTGAATTTTTTATGAAGCCTATTAAAGAAAAGGTATTTCTACCATCAAGGTTAAAACTTTTAAATCCACTGCCCATGCCCAAGGAAGGCTGCATAGTCGCCTTTCACTCGAGATACCGAAACAAGCCCCCACATGTGGGGCTTTTTCGTTTGGGGCGTATTTTGCATTTGCAGGAATCAGGCGTTTCATGGATGCCAATTCAAGTCGTTCAAGCATTTGGATTTAATCGTGTGAGTTTCTATGATTAAGATTATTTATAAACAAGACCCTTTATCCGAAGACAAAACAATTGAACACGCCGAAACTTTGGGTCAATGGCTTACTTCAAAATATGATTATATGCCTGAACATGTCCGTATTTTCCATACAACAAGTAATATGGATCATGCCGAAATTTCATTTGCGAATGAAGTCACACCGAAGAATGCATATGAATTAAAGCAGCTCGATTTCTTGCCAGGCACTTTCATTGTAATTGAGAATCCCAAGGGTATAGACCCCATAACTCTAGCTTGGATAGCGGTTGCTTCTATAGTTATGGGTGTGGCTGTTGCATTATTAATGCCTGTGCCCTCAATTACCCAAACCAACCAGAATAACAATCAATCCTCGTCTGCAAATAACGAATTATCAAACCGTGAAAATAAAACTCGCGTAAATGGTCGTATCGCAGATATTTATGGTGCCGCTCACGATACCCCTGATCTGATTACTGTGCCTTACAAGGTATATGAAAACAATGTCGAAGTAGAGCATGTTGTTGGTTGTATTGGTCGTGGTCACTATAAAATTAACGGTGCATATGACGGTGAAACCAACATTGTTGATATTGCCGGCGCATCGGTAGAAGTCTTTCGACCGGGTGTCGATATTGTCTCGGGTGAGCCATATTTCTCGCTTGGTACCGAAATTACAACTCCACCCTTAACAGTTCAGCATCAAACTTCTGTCAATGGCCAAGTTTTACGTCCTGCTGATACACAATCTTTAGAAGGTACGAACTACCTTCATTTTGCATATCCAAACGAGATTCTTCGGGCAACGGCAAACAACACAGATTTAACCACTAAGTTTGTAAGTAATGACCGCGTAGAAATCACGAATGCCTCATTCACGTTTAACGGCCAGACTTATGATTTAAACGGCACTTACAGTGTTCTATCGGTAGCTGATGATCGAATGACGTTATCAAATCCGGCGGCCGTTAATGCTAACTGGTTAAAAGTTAAAGAGTTAAGTGCCCAGCAAACAGCAGCTTTATCACCAAAGATCAGTTCAATAGGTGAAAAGTGGATTGGTCCATTCATTCTGGACAATGTCGAACGAAGTCGGGTGCTATGTAACTTTGTGGCCACAAATGGACTTTACACAGTTTCTTCAGGTGGAAATCAGGGAGCTGTAAACGTCACGATTGAAGTAGAAGTAACGCCGGTAAATGAATCGGGTGCAGCCATTGGTAATCCAATGCTAAAGCAGATCATTCTAAAGGGTTCGGCAAAGTCACGTCAGACAGTTGGCGCAACGCTGGATATGGTGACATTTCAAGGTCGCTGTAGTGTCCGTGCACGTCGTTTAACACCAACACCGGCGGTTACAACGGTAGTAGATGAAGTAAAGTGGCAGGCGCTTTATGGTGCTTATCCTTTGCAAAGCACAGTGTATGAACATGAAACGGTTTTTCGTGCGCGCACTTATGCAACCACTGGAGCTTTATCTGTTAAGTCCCGCAAGATCAATTTTGATCTTCAGCGGATGTTACCGACTTTTAAAAACGGCGCAATGACGACAGAGCTATTTCCAACATCAAGCTTTGCTGATGCATTGGTTTCAATGGCACTGGATGACAAGATAGGCCGCCGTACGATCGACGAAATAGATCTGGAAAATATCTATCGGACTTATAACGATGTAGTTGATTATTTTGGTACACCACTTGCGGCTGAGTTCTGTACTACGATTGATGATACAAACCTGTCTTTTGAAGAGCTGGTCACCAATCTTTGTGATGCCGTATTTTGTACTGCATATCGTCAAAATAATAAGCTCAAGCTTTATTTTGAACGTCCAACTGATAACTCTGTAATGCTATTTAACTTCAGGAATATTATTCCTGATAGTTACAAGCATGATCTTACCTTTGGCGTGATGGATGACTACGATGGACTGATCTATGAATACACGGATCCGGCCGACGATAGTCGTATCAATATCTATCTACCGGATAAAGGGGCCAAGAACCCCAAAGAGGTGAAATCTGTAGGTGTGCGTAACAAGTGGCAAGCTCATTTTAATGCGTACCGGCTTTGGAACAAGCTTCGCTTCCAGCGCAAATCCATTACCTTT